AAGCTAAGCTCGTCCTGGCTGATGATACTCTCCCTTACTGGGATGTCGGGAAAGTAGGTCGTTGCGGGCTTTGTTTTTATTCTTTTATTTTTTTATACTATGTATTCCCTTATTTTATATTCTGTATTCTTTGGCTTGCTTCTCTTGTGATATGTTATCTATTTTTGTAAATTTGTTTTTGGGGTTGTGGAGTGTTTGTTTAGTGCTACTATTTTTGATTGTAGTGGTTTGGGTACTTGATTTGCTGTTGATAGGTTGTATGCTACCTATATTGGCCTAAATTTAATAAAACTCACTACTCATTTGTGTGAGTTTAATAGGGTTAGATGGTTATGGCTGAATATTTTTGCAATAGTAATTAAATTATGAGATTCTTTGGATACAGTTAATGAGATAGAGTAAAGAGCAATAAATACAGATTATGTACGGCCAAATTTTTATCTTGTTAAGACATTAAATGCCAGGCGGTTGTTTAAATAAAAACTTCATCGCTACTAAAGGTCTGAGCTAGCAGAGCGGTAAATCGTCATTTTAAACAAGATTAAAATTATCCAAAAGGGTGCTAAATTTATGTCGGTGGGTACTTATGCAGGAAGAAATGAGCCTCCGTATCGACAAGCCGAGATGAAACTTTTTTCACTTTAGCGAGAGTTGCAAAGAGGAGTTTTTAAAGCAGTTTACCACTAAAAATAGAAAAACCAAAGATGAAAACGGCTACTCAAAGCTAAGATGGGTAAAAATTTGCGATCAAAACGAAGCATTTGGCATCATTCTTTTAGCTTATTCTGGAGTAAAAATGACAAAATGGTAAGAGATGAAAATTGTAATTTTATAGCGCTGCTAAAAGTAAAGCCAAAAGACAAAAATAGGAATCCTTAAAGTAGAGTTTTAGGGTGCGTCTCATACCGAAGGATGACGGTAGCGGCTAAATGGAAGCCAAGTAGTAAAGCTTTTGCCTGCAGCGTGAATTAAATTTGCGCGAGGAGTAAGAGATGATAAATCCATAACAATCTAAAAATCAAAAAACGCGCTACGATTTTACGATCAGCATCGACAACGCATCTACTTTTGAGCTGCTTTGCGAAGCTTACGAGATGAAAAAGAGCGACATGATAGATCTCATCATAGAGAATTTTGCCAAAGGCAACCTCAAACTAAAACACCACATCCAAAGCATCACCGAGCAAAAATGCGCATTAAAAGCAAAATGTGAAAGCGAACCATCGCTTTTTACAAAGTCGGACGACGAATGTTAAATTTATACCATTATTTTAGTGAACAGAGACTAAAATTTCAATTTTTACGTCGACTCCGAGAGCAGCGGTGTGCTTTAGATGGTTGCAGGAGTGAAGCCGCCGTTCGCAGTTCATGCCTTACTCTGGCAAAGAGTTAAAATGGACGTGACGACTAAAGAGCTAAGCGATATTTTATCTCTTACTCAGCGGCGCATCCAAGACCTAGAAAACGAGGGCGTGATAACTAAGATCGGGCGCAATAAGTGGGATCTAAAAGAGTGCGTCCAAAGCTATATCGAATATAAAATAGCAAACGCCACGAGCACCTACGGGCTAACCGAAGCTAGAGCGCAGAAGGAATTTGCGGATGCCGAGATAAAAAAGCTAATTTTGTCCGAAAAAAAGGGCGAAGTAGTGCCTATTTTCAAGCTCGAAAAGGATCTGAGCGATATAGCCTCGACGCTATCAAATAGGCTTTATAATCTCCCTAATAAAATAAAAATGCGCGTAAATTTGAGCGATGAAACGCAAAGCGCGCTAAACTACGAAATAGAAGAAACGCTAAAAGAGCTCAAAGAGTCTAAAATTTACAAACAATACGCCTAAGGCGTCAAATCTCGCTAAAAATCCCTTGTATAAACAAAAAAAGACGTTTTGATAATATGGCGCTTATGCAAACGCCCCGCCGCATCTCGGCTCGGCTTTGCAACGAGCAAGGAGCACGCCATAAAACCGAGAGAGAAAATCGTAAAAATAAACGAAGCAATCGACGCGGTCATATTAAATTTAAGCAACGGCGTCGAAATCAAAGAATACGAAATCGACAACGTCAGAATAGTAAAGCGCTCGCCTCTTGAACTAATAGACGAGTTAAGGCGCATAAAGTCGCTTTTGATAAAAGACATGAGGGCGAGCAAAACAAGCGTTAAATATGTTTTCGGCGGTAAATATTGATGAAAATTTTTAATCTTTTTTCCAAAAAACAACCCAAAAGCAAAAGCGGCTTTTTTAAGCCGCAGGTTAAGGTGCGGATGTTTAGATACCCGAGCATCGAAGCCTCCGAGATCAACCAAGGCGAGCTTAGCCGGCTAGTTAGAAACATCGAACCCGACCGCGCTAATAAAATTTTACGCCATCAAGCGCGCAGCATAAGCACCGCCGTAAGTCTTGCCAGCGGTTTTTTCGACATGATAGATAGTGAGGTTTTGGGCGAGCAGGGCTTTATCCTCGACATTGCGACTAAAAGTAAAGATCTAAACACTAAAATTCAAAACGCATTTTGGAGATGGCAGGAGGATTGCTGTATTTACGGCGTTTATGATTTTGAGGATTACGAAGAGCTAACGCTAAATGCGCTTTACAGAGACGGCGAGGCGTTTATTAGGCTCGTGCGCGGCGATACGCTCAAAATGGAGCTAATAAGCGCCGAGAATATAGATAGCGACTACACCGACGAGAGCAAATTTATATTTTACGGCATAGAAAAACAAAGCAAATTTAGCCTTACGCCGGTGCGATATTTTGTAAAAAGAGATCATAATGAGCGCCTCGGCATAGAAGCAAAAGACATAATCCACATAAGAAAACCGATGATCGCCGAGCAAACGCGCGGCAACTCAAAGCTAGCCACGGCGATTTTCGACATACACCAAAAAGATAAATTTAAAAAAGCCGAGTTAAACCGTGCGCGCCTTGCTAGCGAAATGACGGGATTTTACACGCAAAAAGACGAGGGCGGCATAGGCGGGATAGCTCCGGAATTTGATGAGGATACGGGCGAGCTAACGAACGAAAGCGCCAAAATAGACCTGCCCGAAAACGTAGAAACGGGCACGATGAGGTATTTGGAGGCGGGCATCGAGCCTAAATTTATCGATCCGCACAATCCAACCAATATCGAGTTTTTCCTAAAAAGCACCAACCAAGAAGTGGCGCGATCGCTAGGCATCAGTTACGCGACGCTTACTGGCGATTTGCGCGAGGTAAATTATAGCTCGATCCGTCAAGGCACGACGAGCGAGCGAAGGGGCTTTAAGCGCGTGCAAAATTTCCTCCGTCGCAAAATGCACAACGCCATTTTTAAAGAGTGGCTAAAAATAGAGCTTTTAATGAACAGAATATCGCCCAAAGAATACGGCGAAATTTTAGATCATTTTAGCTTTAAGCCCCAGGGCTGGGAATACATCGACCCAAACAAGGAAGTGAGCGCTAACGCTAAAGCGATCGAGTGCGGATTTAAAACGCGCATCGAGGTTTTGAGAGAAAAAGGGATCGAATATGACACCTATCTCGACGAGCTGGAAAAGGAGAAGCAAATCGTGCAAAAACTGCAAGAAATAGAAAAAATCAAGAAAGGAAATAGCGGCCGTGAATGAGAATATCTTAAAAGACGCGCGCAATTTTAGCGTAAATTTAGGCAAAGATGCGGCGTTTGACGACGAAGCAAAAACAATTAGCTTTATCGCACTCTCAAAAAACAATCTGCATAAAAGAGTTAGTTTTTGGGGCGACGAATATTATCTAAGCGTGGATACTAGCGGGGTTAAATTTAACGCCAAAACGCTTTATTTAGATCATGATCCGACGTTTGCCAATGCAATCGGCGCGATAGTCGAGACTAAATTTGAAAACGGAGATTTTAAGGCCAAGGTTAAATTTAGCGATGAGGTTGCAAGCTCAAAAGAAGCTTATGCAAAGTATAAAGCCGGGCTTAGCGACAGCGTGAGCGTTGGATTTGGAAACTACAAAGTAAAAGAAATGGACAAAATAGAAGGGGTGGAGCATTACCAAATTTATGAGGGCGAAATCGTCGAACTCTCAGCCGTTTGGCAAGGAGCCGACCCTAACGCAAAAATATCAAAATTTAATCAACCAAAAGGAGAAAAAATGCCAATGAACGAACAAGCAGCGCCGCAAGAGAGCGCAAAACTAGCCGCAACGCCAAGCGCCGGCGAGCTTGCTAAACTAAACGAGCAAGTAAGATCAAGCGAGGAGACTAGAGCAAACATCATCGAGCTAGCCCATATTTTAGGCCGGGAAAAAGAGGCACTCGCCGCGATAAGCGCAGGCAAGAGCTACGCTGAATTTAGCAAAGAAATGGCCGAACTAAACGCTAAAAGCGAGATAAAAACAGTAAATATCCTCTCAAAAAGAGATAATAGCGCGTGCTTTAGCCTCGCAAATGTCATCAAATCGGCCGTAGATAGAAACGTCGATTTGTCGCGCGAGATGGAATACAAAGGCAAAGAGATCGGGCGTTTTGCACTGCCGGACGAGTTTATAGCAAATTTCGCCGACGGCGTAACAAGCACGACGACAGCAGCCGACGCCGTAAATAGAGAATACCGCGGAGATTTGCTGATCGAGCAACTAAAGCAAGATAGCAAACTACTAAATTTTTGCACATGGCTACCGAACCTAAGCGCAAATTTGACTATCCCGCGCGATACGTCTAGCATTACCGCGGACTTCGTAGAGGAAGGCAAAAGACGCGCGGCTGAAAAGATGACGTTTGACAACATCTCGCTAAGCCCTCACACCTTAAACGCAAATATCGTCATCACTAGAACGATGCTAAATATGAACGCGTTTGAGCTTGAGAGCTTTGCATTTAAAAAGCTAAAAGACGCGATCCGCAAAAAGATAGAGCAAACGCTGCTTTACGGCAACGGAGTCGTAAAAGGGCTATTTGCTACAAGTGGAGTGCCGACCGTCACCGGATATATGACTGCGCCTACTTTGGAGCTTACCTTGGCCTTTGGCGATAAGCTAGACGCGGCCGGACTTGATACCGAGCACTCGAAGTTTTTTATCAACGGAACGGACATCAGCAAGCTACGAAGCACGAAGCGCGGCAACAGCACCGAGCGCATGCTAATCGATGTCGGAGACAATGACCTTCAAGGATACGCCTACTACAAAAACAACAACCTAAAAGCTGGCGACGTGATCTTTGGAAACTTTGAGGATATTTGGATCGGAGCGTTTGGACCGCTTGAAATCCTGCCGCTAATGCAAGAGGGCGGAAACGTATTGCTTCAGGCATTTTACGACATCGACGCGAAGCTAGCACGCGAGAAGAGCTTTGCCATCTCAAAAACATCTGTTTAAATTTAT